TTGCACCATCTCGGTCGCTCGGCGCCACGTCTACCCCTCCGCCACCCGTTGCCTGGAATGCCAGGAATTTGCCGAGAAGGAAGCCTATCTCAGATGACCCCAGCCGAAATCTCACAATATCTCGGGCTGGCGCTCGCAATTATCGCGCTTCTCGGCCACGCCAAAGGCTACTTCTCTTCTGGCGAAAAGACGCTCACCACTCGCGTGGAGAAGGCCGAGACCAAGCTCGTCGAGTACGACCGGCGCATCCAGTCCATAGAGGGCGAGATCAAGCATCTGCCAGATCGGGAAACGACCCATCGAATGGAACTCGCGATGAGTGAAATCAACGGCAAGCTGAACGTGATGGCCGAACGTCTCAAACCCATTGAGGCGATCGGGGAAAGACTGCAAGAGACTTTGATGGAGCAAGCACGCAAATGAGTGATCTCGCCATGGATTACGCACAGATCATGCAGGAAGAAGCCCGGCTGATCATCCTCAAGGCTCTCGGCGAACAGACCAACGAGAGCCTCAATTCTTCCATTCTGGAGCCGGTGCTCGCTCAGTTCGCAATCCACATGCCGCGCGCCTGGGTGCATCAGCAGATCGACTATCTGGAGCTGATGAGCGCCGTGAAGGTGGTCAATGCCGGTACGGTGAAGATCGCCACGCTGACCGATCTCGGTCGACGCCATCTCGATCGCCACTACGTTATCGAAGGCGTCAAGCGCCCGTCGCGGCCGGGAGCCTGAGCCATGGCCAAGGGACGTGGGCGGCTGACCGCCATCGATCAATTGCCGGACGAGTGCGATCCCATCGTCAGCTGGGCCGCACAGGAGCTGGCCGACAGGACGTGCACGCAGGTCGAGATCTATGGCAAGTTCAAGCAGAAGCTGATCGCTCTCCAGGGTGAGCAGGGGATTGACTTCGATATCCCGTCATTCTCGGCCTTCAATCGCTACAGCGTGCGGCTGGCGATGATCTCCCGGCGCCTCGAACAGACCCGCGAGATCGCCGCGACCTTGTCCGAGCGCATGGATGCGGCAGGCTCCGACGATCTGACGCTGATCGCGGCCGAGGCTCTGAAGACGCTGATCTTCGAAATCGTGCAGTCTACTGGTGAGGCCGGCATCAGCCCCAAGGGCGCAATGGAACTGGCGAATGCGTTGCGCGCCGCATCGGCTGCCCAGGTGAGCAGCTCGAACCGCCGCGCCAAGCTGGAAGCCGAGGCGAAGCTGAAACAGGTCGAGGCCGACATGAAGGCCAAGGCGGAGAAGGCGCTCGATACGCTGTCCCAGGAGCCCGGCATTTCGAAGGCTGCGATCGCGCGCGCCCGCCGTGACTTCCTTGGCGTTCGTCCGAAGAAGAAGGACGAAGCTGCCAATGGTTGAGCTGCCAAAGGGCCAGTGGACCGATCCGCCGGTGCTCGCCCACAATCCCGAGGACCTACCTGACTATCTGCCGCGTGGTGCCGAGATCCCCGAGGATCTCGACCCGCTGGCGGAAGGCGTGCTGATGGCACACCAGGCATCCTGGATTGCAGACGAGAGCGACCTCAAGATCTGCGAGAAGGGCCGACGGACCGGCGTCACCTTCGCCGAGGCGCTCGACTGCACGCTGATCGCAGCCGCCCAGCGGTCAGCTGGCGGGCAGAACGTCTTCTACATCGGCGACACCAAGCCGAAAGGCCGTGAGTTCATCGGTTATGCCGCGCATTTCGCCAAGACCGTGGCAAAGGAGATGCTGACGATCGAGGACGGGATCTTCTTCGACCAGAAGGCGGACGGCTCGACCCAGGCGATCTCCAGCTTCATCATACGTTTCGCGTCGGGATTCCGCATCGAGGCATTGTCCTCGCGGCCCGAAAACATCCGTGGTCTTCAGGGAACCGTCGTCATTGATGAAGCCGCCTTCCACCGCGACGTCCGCGACGTGCTCGATGCCGTCAACGCGCTCCTCATCTGGGGCGGCCGCATCCGCGTCATCTCCTCCCACAACGGTGTCAGCAGCCCATTCAACGAGCTGATCAAGGAAGCTCGCGCCGGAAAGAACCCCTTCAGCGTCCACACCTATTCCTTTGGCGATGCCGTCAGAAACGGCCTATACAAGCGCGTCTGCCTGATCAAGGGCGAGGAATGGACGCAAGAGAAGGAAGACAAATGGGAAGCGCAGATCCGCGCCTCCTATGGCACGCGCACCGCGAAGATGCGCCAGGAGCTGGACGCCATACCGGCGGAGGCCGAAGGTGCTGCGATGACGCGGGTGCTGATCGAGAGCTGCATGTCGCGCGACCTGCCGGCAGTCATCCGTTGGGACCGGCCTGACGACTTCAAGAACCTTGAAGACTTCGAGCGTGAAGAACAGGCCCTGGAATTCTGTGAAGGCATCTTGAAGCCGCTTCTCGACGCCCTTGATCCCGACCGTGAACATTGCTTCGGTGAGGACTTTGCCCGATCGGGCGATAAGACCGCGATCGTCGTCTTCGAGATCGGCGCCGACCTCATCCGGCGCGCCCGCCTGGTCGTCGAGTTGAAGAACATTCCCTTCGACCAGCAGCGGGACATCCTCTTCTTCATCGGCGATGCCGTGCCGCGTCTCACCGGCGGCGCGCTCGATGCCAGAGGCAACGGCCAGTATCTCGCAGAGAAGGCCCGCCAGCGCTGGGGTGAATGCATCCACGAAGTGATGCTTTCGGCCAAATGGTACGCCGTGAACATGCCGGCCTATATCGAAGCCTTCGCTGACCGGAGCCTGCTCCTGCCCTTCGATGCCGACGTGCTGACCGACCACCAGGCGCTCGCCTATGTGAACGGCATCATCAAGGTTCCGGACGAGCATTCGAGCAAGGGGGTCGATGGTTATGACCGTCACGGCGACACGGCCCCGGCCGGCGCGCTGGCATGGTTCGCCAGCAATCAGGATTTCATAGCCTATGACTACGAGACCAATCGCTCCGCCGTCTCGGCCGAGCAGGCACGCCGCGATCGCAACGACGACGATCGCTCGCGGTCCGTCGATATCCACATGAGAGGAGCGCTGTAATGGCCGGAATACGGGATTGGCTCGGCCGCGTGATCAGGGCCATGGACCTGACCGAGGACGTCGCCGGCGCGAAGGTTGGAGGCGTGCGCCAGGCGTTTTCCGGTCACCCCGCCGACGGACTGACGCCGCAGCGTCTCGCCAATATCCTGCGCGCCGCAGCCCAGGGCGAACCGGAGGCCTATTTCGAGCTGGCGGAAGACATTGAGGAGCGTGACCTGCATTACGCGGCGGTCATGGCGACCCGCAAGAGATCCGTCGCGCAGCTTCCGATCACCGTGATTTCGGCCTCCGACAGCGCCGAGCACAGTAAGCATGCGGAGCTGGTCCAGTCATGGGTCGATGATGAGATCCTGCGGGCATCCATGTTCGACATGCTCGACGCGATCGGCAAGGGGATCTCCGTCATGGAGATCGACTGGCAATACCGGCTGGGCACGCTCAGCCCGCGCCAGCTGATATGGCGCACGCCGCGCTGGTTTACCTTCGACCAGGATGACGGCGAAACCGTGCTGCTGCGCGAGGGCGTCGGCGGCGTGGCGCTCGCCCCGCACAAGTTCATCGTCCATCGCCACAAGACGAAGTCGGGCCTGACGATCCGCTCCGGCATTGCCCGCGTCGCCTGCTGGGCATGGATGTTCAAGGCCTTCACCGTCAAGGACTGGGCGATCTTCTGCCAGAATTTCGGCCAACCGATCCGCATCGGCAAATATGGACGCGGCGCGACCGAGGCCGAGAAGGACGTGCTGTGGCGCGCCGTTTCCGGGATCGCCGGCGACTGCGCGGCGATCATTCCGCGCGAAATGATGATCGAGCTGACAGAGGTCGGATCGAAGGGCACGTCAACAGACATGTACGAGCGCCGCGCCGACTGGCACGACCGGCAGATCTCCAAGCTCGTGCTCGGGCAGACGACGACGACGGATGCCGTGTCCGGCGGTCACGCGGTCGCCCAGGAGCACCGCCTTGTCCAGGAGGACATCGAGCGCTCGGACGCGCTGTCGATATCGGCGACGCTCAATGCGCAGCTGATCCCCAATATGGTGGCCTTCAACTTTGGTCCGCAGGATCACTATCCGAAGATCCGGATCGGCCGGCCGGACGAGGTGCCGCTGAAGGAATTCTCCGAGGCCTTCGACAAGCTGGCCAGGCATGGACTGACCGCCGAGGAGAGCTATCTGCGCGACCGGCTTGGAATCCCTGCGCCGAAGAGCGGCGCCGTTCTGGTCGGCGGTCGCGCTCCGGAGCCGATGGCAGAGGCGTCCAAGCCAGGCCATGAGACCACCCGCCAAAGCTTCGATCGCCTCTTCACGTCCGCCCATGCACGTGACGGTCGAGACGCGGTCGGGATACTGACCGACCGGCTGGAGCAGGATGCGGCCGGCGCCATGACCGGCATGATCGATGAGGTGCGCCAGGCGCTCATGCAGGCTACCGATCTGCGAGACGCGGCAGAGCGCCTTGCCGCTCTCGGCCTCGATCAGGACCAACTGACCGAAGCCATGGCGCGGGGCATGGCGCTGGCGCATCTGGCCGGCCAGGCGAGCCTGATCGACGACTTGAAGGGAAGATCATGATAGCGGGCCACAGGGCCCCACCGGTGGGCCTGGATGGCCACACCCTCGTGCGAAGCCCCAAATGCGCGTCCAAGGGCTTCAAAACGCCTTCAAAAATGATCCAGCGGGGGTGGCGAGGATGGTGACGACGGTTTCCGCTCTCGATCTGCCATTCGACGATGCAATCCGCTTTCTGCGCCAGAAGGCAGCCGTACCGACGAAGAGCTGGCGCGACGTCTGGGATGGCGCACATTCGAAGATGTTCATGGTGGCCGGAGCGAACAGCCAGGCCATTGTCGAGGACTTCCAGTCGTCGATCGCCAAGGCGCTTGAACAGGGCACCACGCTCGAGGATTTCCGCAAGGACTTCGACCAGATCATCAAGAGGCACGGCTGGTCATACAAGGGCGCGCGCGGGTGGCGAACGCAGACGATCTTCGAAACCAATTTGCGGGCGGCCTATGCCGCCGGACGCTATGCGCAGCTCACCCGGCCCGATACGCTCGCGACCTTTCCGTTCTGGCAATACAATCACTCCGGCGCCATTCACCCGCGCCTTGAGCACAAGGCCTGGGACGGCCTCTGCTTTGCTGCCGACGATCCTTTCTGGATTACCAACTATCCGCCGAACGGATTTCGGTGCGGCTGCTTCGTCACCCCGGTTTCCCGCCCCGGCCTTCGCCGCCTGGGAAAGAGCGGTCCCGATCGCGCTCCGGATCTCGACCAGCTCGGCACGGATCAGCCGCGCGGCGTCGATCCGTCCTTTGCCTACAATCCCGGCGAGGCGTGGCTGCGTCAGACGGCGCCTGGACCCGTCGCCGTCAGCGCCGGCGAGGCGCAGGTTGCCGCCTTCGTAGCCTCGTCTCTGCGCGGCAAGTGGCCGGATGGCAGCTGGACACCGGTGGCGATCGCCAAAAAGGAGATCGCGGCGGCGCTCGATGTCACGGAAGGAGCCGAGATCCGGCTTTCGGCCGATACGATCCGAAGCCACATCAAGCATGAGATTGCGACGCCCGCCGCTTACGGCGTGCTGCCGGGCCATCTCGTCCGTAACGGGAAGGTCATGCACGATGCGAATGGCAGGCCATCGATCGTCGGAGACCATGACGGGCAGCTCTATCATGTCGGCCTGAAGGTCGTGAAGAAAGACGGCCGCGAGGCGGTTTGGCTCACCTCGTTGCGGCGGACCAATCTCAACCGGATCAAGAAGCAGTTCGGGAAATGACGCGCCGGGGGGCCGGAAATGCCTGATCCCAATCCGCCTGAAGGCGGTGCTTCCTGCTCGGCGCGCCTCAGCAAATATAGGTCCGATCTGGCGGAAAGGCAAACAGCATGAGCGGAGCCGCACTTTCAATCACGATGAGCGTCATGGACGCAGGAGTCCGGCGCGGCTTCCATCAGCTCGAACGGCTGATGACCGACACGACACCGGTCATGCGCGCGATCGGCACGGGCCTGGTCGCCTCCACCCATATGCGCTTCGTGACCCAGACAGATCCGGATGGCCAGGCGTGGCGGGCGCTCAATACAGCCTATGCCGCCGACAAACGCAATTCGAGGATCCTCACCGAGAGCGGCCGGCTGCGCGACAGCATCAACGAGCAGGCGGGCAATGACGAGGTGCGGGTCGGCACCAACGTCATCTACGCGGCCGCTCACCAGTTCGGCGCCGTGATCAAGCCCAGGAGTGCGTCGCATCTATGGTTCCGCATCGGAGGCCGGCTGATCAAAGCCGACAGTGTCACCTTGCCCGAGCGGCCTTTCCTTGGTATCTCACACGACGACGAAGTGATGATCGCCGAGATCGTCTTTGATTTCGTCGAGCGCTACACTTCGCGTTAGCACCGTACCCGCCCGCCACGGCAGGCATGATATGACGCACCAGCCCATGGCAATTTCCGGCCATGGAAAAAGCGATCAACACAACCTCCCAGGCCATTGTTGCCGGCGCCGACGGCGCCGCGCCAGAATGGCTGCACATGCTGCCGGCCGGAACGTTCACCGGCGCCGACGGTCGCGGACCCTATCAGGCCGGCGATCTGGCGGCCCTGGTCGCGCTGTTCAATCGCGACGGCCGCAAGCTGCCCGTCGACGAGAACCATTCGATCGATCTTGAAGGCTCTACCGGCAAGCCATCTCCGGCGCGTGGCTGGATCGTCGAGCTGCAGGTCCGTACCGATGGCATCTGGGGCCGCGTCGAGTGGACGGCGGACGGGGAAGCGCTCGTCAAGGGCAAGTCCTACGGCTTTCTGTCGCCGGTTTTCCTGCATTCGAAATCCAAGCCCTACCGCGTCATGAAGCTTCTCCGCGTGGCACTGACCAACGATCCGAACCTGACCCTGAAATCCCTTCATTCGAAACAGGAGAGCGTAATGCTTGAAGAACTCCGGAAGGCGCTCGGCCTTCCCGAAACCGCCGACGAGGCGGCCGTGCTTGCGGCCGTCACGGCAGCGCATGCAGCCAACACGGCGCATACGGCACTCATGGCCCGCGTCGCCGAGGTGGCCGGCGTGCCGGCGACCGCCGAAGCCGATGCGCTCGTAACAGCATTGCAGGCGAAGGCGACGCCGGCTGCGACCGACATCGAGAATGCTTCGCTCAAGGACCAGTTGAAGTCCCTGCAGGCGCAGTTGACCAGTGTCGTCACCGACACGGCGAAGGACAAGGCCGTCGCCGCGATCGATGGCGCGATCCAGGCCGGCAAGATCGTGCCGGCGCTTCGTGACCATTACATCGCCCGGCACATGAAGGCGCCAGCCGAGGTGGAGACCGAACTCAAGGTGATGCCGTCGCTGAACGCCGGCGGTCTTGGCAATCGCAAGCAGCCCGAAGACGGCGGTCCCGCCGTCACCGCCGAGGATGAAAAGATCATTGCCATGATGGGCATCGATCCAAAGGCCTATGCCGACACGGCCAAGGCACTGCACGGGAAGGATCAGTAACATGGCGGCGACCAATGACATTCGCACAAAGAAGCGCGACGGCAAGTCCTACGGCTATCCCGTTCTGGCCGGCGTCCTGATCTATGGCGGCGCCGCAGTGGGCATCACCGCTGCCATGGCCGCAGTACCGGCCGGCCATGCCGACGCGGTCAAGCTGATCGGTTTCTCCGAGGAGCGGATCGACAACACTATGGGTGCGACAGGCGATCAATACGTCAAGATCGAGAAGGGCGTGCGCCTCATTCCGCTCGCCGGCGCCACCGTCGCGGACATCGGAGCCGCGGTCTATGCGAGCGCCGACGACACCTTCACACTGGTGGCAGGTGTCCTGCTGCAGATCGGTACCATCCACGCCATCGACGCCGAGGGCGTCTGGCTGAAGACGCTTTAAGGAGCAAACATGGACATCAATGCGAGCACCCTGCGCGGGATCTACACCGCGCTTTCGATGGCCTACAACGCGCGGTTCGCGGAGGCCGCCACCTTCTACAACACCGTGGCCATGACCGTACCGTCGACCACGGCACAGAACGAATATCCGCGTCTCGACGATCTGCCGGGATTCCGCGAATGGATCGGCGACCGCGTCGTCAATGACCTTTCGGCGCAGACCTATGTGATCCGCAACCGCGAATTCGAAAAGACGATCGCGATCAAACGGTCCCAGATCGAAGACGATCAGATCGGCATCTTCGCGCCGGTCGCCTCGCAGATGGGGCAGGATGCTGCGGAGTTCCCCGACCAGCTGGTCTTCCCGCTCCTCAAGCTGGGTAACGCGACCAGGTGCTATGACGGCCAGTATTTCTTCGACACGGATCATCCCGGTTATGATGAAAACGGCGCGGCGATCTCGGTCTCCAACTTCACGGCCGGAGCCGCGCCGACCTGGTACCTGGTCGATGATACCCAGGTGATGAAACCGATGGTTTACCAGGAGCGCAAGAAGTTCAAGCTGACCCCTCTGCAGAGCGAGACCGACCCGAACGTCTTCTTCCAGGGAAAGTTCGTCTGGGGCGTCGACGGCCGCTGCAATGCCGGCTTCGGCCTCTGGCAGCTGGCGCATATGTCGAAGGCGGTGCTCGACGAGGCTGGCTACCAGGCTGCCCGCACGGCCATGTCCAGCATCCGCAAGCGCGACGGCTCCATTCTCAATATCCGCCCGACCAAACTGCTCGTTCCGCCCGCGCTCGAAGGCGCTGCCCGCAAGCTGGTCAATGCCGAGCTGGTGAACGGTGGCGAAAGCAATGTCTGGGCAAAGACCGCCGAAGTCGTCGTCATTCCGTATCTCGCCTGATCCCTGGTGAGCGCAAGGACCGTCGCCGGCCAAGGTCGGCGGCGGGTTTCAGAAAAGCGGTGAGGATGTAACCGCCTTTCTGAAACCCGCGCAAAGGAACCGAAAATGTCCGATATGAAGATCCAGATCATCTGCTCGTCCCCAGGCCTGCGCCGCAACGGCGTCGCACATCCCGCATCGGCCTTCTATCCGGCCGGCCACTGGACGCCGGAACAGCTGGACGCATTTCGCGCCGACCCTCTCTTTACCGTCCGCGAGGTCGCGGAGAACGAAAACACCCAGACCTCCGATGACTTCGAGATCCGCGTCACCGCCGAGTTGGATCGGCGCCTGAAGGCCAAGGCCGAGGAGCTGCAGAAGTCCTTCGATCAGGCGGTGAGCGACAAGGCGCAGGAGAAGATCGACGAGCTGCAGGCCGAGCATAACAAGGCCGTGGCCGATCTCAATGCCAAGCTCGACGCGGCGACCAAGGTGGCTGGCGACCAGGGCGCGAAGGCCAAGAAGTAGGAATTCAAGCAGGGAGCGCCGCGAGAGGACAAGCCGCACCGAGCGGAGAATGCCCCGAAGCCCTGCCCGGCAGAGATGGTGCCGGGCGAACAGCGGCAAAGATTTTGAGGGACCAATGTACGCAACCGTTACCGACATGATCGCCCGCTTCGGCGAGACCCAGATCATCCGGCTTTCCCGGCCGGAAGACCGCACGGCTGTGACGGTTGACGAAGCAAAGGTGAATACCGCGCTTGCCGATGCCACCGCGCTGATCGACGGCTATATTCGCGGCCGCTATTCCGTGCCGATCGCTGCCCCTCCAGAAGACATTGCGCGCGCCGCCTGCATCCTTGCCCGCTACGACCTCGCCCAGGGCGAGCATACCGATCCAAGCGAGGAAATGGCCAAGGGCCGCAAGGACGTGATCACCTGGCTGGAAAACATCGCCAGGGAACTGATCAACCTCGACGTGCCAGTTGCCGCCTCGGCAGGTGCTGCTGTCGGTTCCGGGCCGCGCATGTCCGACCGGCCGCGCATCATGACCTCCGACAGCCTGAGGGGATTTTGATGCAGCTCGCCTATGCACCGATCCGCGTCATGGAGCCGGCGATCATCGAGCGGCTGCGGCTGGCTTTTCCGGTCATGGACTTCACGATCGAGCGCGTGCCGCAGGTCATGACCATCAAGGAATTCGAGCGCCATGCCAATCAGGCGCCGTTCATCGGGCTCGCCTGGACAGGACTGAAGCCGGACTCGGCCAGTGGCCGCATTCTGAAGGGCCAGATGCTCTGGCGTCTCATCCTTATATTCAAGGCTTCAAGCGGTCTTGAAACCCGCTTCAAGGGCGATGCGAGAGGCATTGGCCTGGACGCGATGGTAGATGTCGCCGTCGCGCTGCTGCAGGGCGCGGTCTTTCCAGGCATCGGGCTTTGCACCGTCACGCTTGCCAATTCGATCATCGCCGATGGCTGGAGCGACGATCAGATCGTGATTGCGCAGGTGGATTTCGCAATTGCCTTCTCGATCACACCGGCGGCCTTCGAACTGGTGACGCTCGACGACTTCAAGACGCTCGGCGTCACATGGGCGATATCGACAGATCCGAACGCGGACACCGTGAACAACGAGATCGCCATCCCAACAGGAGCACCATGATGAAAGTTCTGAAACCCGCCGATGGACGGACGGTCGATCAGGAAGATGGCACACCGTGGCCGGCCGAGGGCATGCCCGCGCCCGACACGCTCTTCGTCCGCCGGCGGCTTCGCGACGGCGATCTGGTGGAGATCGAGCCGCAAGCCGAGGCACCTGCCGTCGTCGACGGTGCGGACGATCCGCAAGACCCGCCGGCACTAGAAGTGGAAACCGATGAGGATCCCGAAGCCGATGCTTCGGCCTCCAAGCGCAAGAGGAAGTAAGACATGGACTTCGATGAAATCCCCTATGACTGGCTTGAGCCGGCAACCCTGATGGAAATCAAGCCCAACTATCGCAATGCCGGGATCCTGCCCTATCCGACCCGTGCCCTGATTGTTGGCCACAAGCTCGCCACTGGCACGCTGCAGGACGGCCAGATCGTCGAGATCACGCGACCGGAGGAAGGCATCGCGCTCTTCGGGCTCGGGTCGATCGGCGCCGAACAGGTCAGTGCGTGGCGCAAGGCCAACAGGACAACGCCGCTTTATGCGATGGCGCTTCCAGACGATGCCGGAGCGGTCAAGGCGACGGGTACGCTCACCTTCACCGGCGTCGTGCCCCAGGCGACCGTGCTGCGGTTCAAGATCGGCGGGCGGGCGATCCGCTTCACCGCCCTTGCAACCGACACACCTACGACGATGGCAACGAAGCTCGCGGCGGCTGTCAATGCGGACACGGCCAATGTGCTGACCGCGGCATCCGCGCTCGGCGTCGTGACTTTCACGGCCCGCAACGCTGGAGAGGTTGGCAACGATATCGATCTGCGCGTCGACACCAAGGCACAGCCGATTCCGAGCGGCCTGATGATCGCGATCGTGGCCATGTCCGGCGGCGCCGGCAATCCCGTCCTGCAAACGGCGCTCGATGTGCTCGCCAACACCTGGTTCACGAATGTCGTGCACCCCTGGTCGGACGCCACCAACATGGCGGCCTTCGCCGAATGGCTGCGCGTGCGTTACACCGCGACCTCGAAGCTTGATGTGCATGGCTTCGTCGCCAAACGCGGAACCTACGGAGAGGCCGGCACATTCGGCCAGCTCACCAACTCCGCCTTCCTGACGGCGATGGTGCTCAACAAGTCTCCGACCAGTTCGTGGAACCTCGCGGCGGCGGTATCGGCGCTCGCGGCGTTCCATCTGACCAATGATCCGGCCCGCCAGCTGCGCTCGCTCATAGTGCCAGGTGTTGAGGCGCCGGATGCCGCCGACCAGTTCACCGAGGAAGAGCAGAACCTGCTTCTGGCAAAGGGCGTTTCGACGTTCGACCATCTGGCCGATGGATCGACGACAGTCTCGCGGCTTGTCACCACCTACAAGACATCGAGCCTCGGCATCGCCGATCGGGCCTGGATGGACATCATGGTTCCGGCGACGCTCAGCCGTATCCGCTACGACTGGTCGGCCTATGTGTCGCTGATGTATCCGCGCTCGAAGCTGGTCGACGACGAGAGCGATGCCTCCTTCGCCACCCGCTACGACACGGACGAAGATCCGGGCACGGCCGTCGTCACGCCGCGCCGCATGCACGGCTCCTGGGGCGCGCGCTGCAAGCTGTATGGCGAGAAGGTATGGATCGAGGATGTACCCCGCACGGTGAAGGAAAGCGTCTTCGCCCGCTCGGCGGATGACAAGAACCGCCTCGAAAGCCGTCAACAGATCAGGATCGTCGGCAACCTGATGGTGCTGGCCGGCTCCCTCGAATTCCAGGTCTAGAAAGGACTGAACAATGTCTCAGACATTAGGCATCGTCGATATCGTCTGGCGGGGGCGCAATATCCCCGTGGAGAAGGGCGCGAAGTTTCGCGCCGGCGGCATCATGAACAACGCCGTCACCTATGGCCGCAAGGTTGCCCGTGCCCAGGAATATCAGGGCTCGGAGGTGACCGCGACCACGAATTTCGAAAAGGGGCAGCGGCTCGGCAACCTGCTCGACCCCGGCGAGGGCGAACTGCAGGTGGTCTGCGACACGGGCCAGACCTTCGTGATCAATGATGCCTTCCTGGTCGGTGACCGGCCGGATGTCACGGGCGGCGAAGGCGGCAAGATCGAACTGAAATGGGCCGGCGGCACGCCCGAGGAGATCCTCGCATGACGAAACTTCCCAGCAAACATGTCGAGATCGATCTCGACGAAGACGCGACCGGTCCCGCCGCCATCGTCGACGAGGACAGGCCGATCCAGGCGGGCAATACCGTCGATGCCGATATCGTCGACGAGGATATGAACCCGCTCGACAAGCTGCCCGAGGACGCCATCAAGAATACCGACGGCTCGGTTACGCTGCCGCTTCTGTTCCCGGTGACGATCCGCAGCAAGAAGGACGGCAAGATCCGTGAGAAGACATATGCGGATCTGACCTTCCATCGCCTCGTCGGCGCCGACCAGCGGGCGATCGCTTCGGCCAAGGACGAGGACATGGCGGTCGTCTCTTTCGCGCGCTCCACGCGAATCAACCAGGCGGTGATGAATGCTCTCTTCGATCGGATGGATGCGGCCGATATCACCCGGGCCGGCCGGGTCATCAACCATTTTTTGTCGAATGGCCCGAAAACTGGACGGTGATCCTCGGCTTCCTAGCCGATGAGACCGGATTCTCGGCGTCGGAGATTTTGGGCTTCGACGCCGGTTCCGCGACATTCTGGTGGAACTGCGTAATGGCATGGCGCACCCATGCCAAAGACAAAGGAGACTGACGTGGCTCGCTCGATGACGCTTGATGTACTGGTGCGGATGCGCGACATGCTCTCCGCGCCACTACGCGGGCTCACGCGGTCGCTCACCGGCATCGCCAACATGGCGCGCAAGATCGGCGTGGTCGGTACGGCGATCGCGGCGATCTCCTTCATGGGGCCGATCAACGAGGCGGCGGCGTTCCAGCAGAAGCTGCTCGACATCGCCGGCACTGCCGATCTTTCCGGCCGAGCAGCGTTTGCGTTCGTCGATACGGCCAAGGCAAAATACGAGGACCTTGCACTCCAGATCGGCCAGTATTCGGATACCATCGCGGCCGGCGCCGGACAGATGATCGCAGCCGGTGTCGACCCGAAACTGATCGATGCGTCGATCGCCGGCATCGGCCGCACGGCCACGGCGGCGAATGCAGAATTCGCCGATATCGCCGGTGTCGCGACGTCGATGTTGACCACGCTGCAATTGCCGGCCTCCCAGCTCGATGATGCGATGGCCGGCCTTGTCGTATCCGGCAAGCTGGGAGCCTTCGAGCTGAAGGACATGGCGCGCTACTTCCCGACACTGACCAGCCAGGTGGCGAAGTTCGGAGTGACCGGCCGCGAGGCAGTCAATTTCCTCGGTTCGGCACTCCAGATCGCCCGCAAGGGCACGGCCGATCCGGCGGAAGCCGCCAACAACCTGAAGAACTTCCTGTCGAAGATCCTTGCGCCTGCGACCGTCAAGAATTTCAAGGATGCCAGTGTCGATATCGAGGCGGTGATGCAGGACGCGGTGACAAAGGGCATCAATCCAATCGAGGCGGTCATGCAGAAGATCTCCAAGCTGACCGGGGTAACCGGCGGCGAGATCGAGAAGATGATGAAGAAGGCCAAGTCGAGCGGACTTGAGGGAGCCGAGGCGCTCGGCGTCGTGCGCGAGCAGCTGGAGAAGATCCATGGCGCCGGCGCGCTCGGAGAGCTTTTTGCCGACCAGCAGGTCATGGACTTCCTGATTCCCTTCCTCGGCAACATAGACGAATACAAACGGATCAAGGACGATGTGGCGAAGGCGACGGGCGCGATAACCGACTCCGATTTCGAAACCCAGATGCAGGGCCTCAACCGTCAGATGACAACCTTCAGGGAAATCGGCAGCCAGGCCGGCAGGGAGGTCGGCCTTGCCTTCGGCACCTGGATGCCGCTGATAAACGAAAGTCTGGCCGCCATGCTCAAATGGATGCGCGAGCTGGATGCCTCGACCGGTGGCGTGGTACGCCAGGCGCTGTCCTTTGCCGGCGCGGGCGTGCTGGTCGCCGCTGGTCTCGGTGTGCTCGGCATTGTCCTTCCGGTCGTCGGCGCCGGACTGTCAGTGCTGATGACACTGCTCGGGCCGGTGGGCCTCCTGCTTGCCGGCGTGGCGCTCGGCGCCAACCACATCTACAAGAACTGGTCGACATATGGTCCCCGCCTGACAAGGCTCTGGGACAATGCCAGGCGCGGTTTCTTTGCCTTCGCCGACGGGATGCGCGATCGCGGGCGTCGGATCCTCGCGGCCGGCCGGGAGCTTGCCGATCGCTACGGTCCGGTCATCAGTGCCGGATTTGCCAGCGCCTGGGCGGATGTGAAGGCCGGTGCAAGGGGGCTTCAAACCTTCCTCGAAGGCTTCGTGAAGGGGCTCGATCTCAAGATCGATCTCTCCGGCCTGACGATCGAGAATACCAAGGTCGCGGCGTTCGAGGCCATCGACAGGGCGCTGGCCGGTATCCGGATCAGCTGGGAGGCATTAGTGGCCTTTGGGTCCGGCGTGAAGCCCTATATCTTCGGGATTGGCGAGGATCTCGGCCGCACCGTCGATGCCGTCGTCAGGTTCGGCAAAGCGCTCGCGCGGATCGGCAACGCGCTCGGTGGTGTCAGCGATGTGGATGAAGGCAGGGTGCGCAGTGTCTTCACCATTCTCGGTGATCTTGGCGGCGGTTCCCTGGGGTTGTCCGTCAAGCTCATCGCCGACATTGCCAATGGCATTGCCTACCTGACCGAAAAGCTTGCCGATTTCGCGCAATGGTCCGGCTTCAAGTTCGACTGGCTTGGCTGGCTACCCGGACAGAACGTTATCAGCTCGCTGGAGAAGCTTGCGAACGTGATCGACAAACTGAAGACCGCGCTGCCTGCCGGCTTCGGAACCTACAAGCAGGGCGAGACGCTTCCCAATGGTACACCGGCAGGAAACCCAGACGACGGCAGCGATCGCGGTGCCGCAATGGATGATTGGCTGAAGGGTCCGCCGAAGATCCCTGCAAACAGCAACAAGCGTTCCTCGCTATCGCCAGCGGTGCAACCGGCAACGCAGCTCGCCCGGGTCGACGTGCAGGTCTCGGTCGAGGGCCCCGGAAAGGTGACCAGCGCCACATCAAGCGCCGGAAACGTCAAGATCGCGACGGCAAACACAGGCCGCGCGGTTGGGAGGGTATGATGCAGATCGATGCCATTTCTCTCCTGCTTCCAGGCCTTCTGCCCGGCATGTATCGCGGTATCGGGTTTCATGTGCCTGACACGTCGAGCGAGAGCGGCCGGCGCGTCGTCGAATATCTGTTCCCCGGCGTGGATGCCGCCGCCTATGACGACTTCGGCCGCGCGCCTGGCCTCGTGTATATTTCGGGGCTGATCATCGGTGACGACTACCGCGCCAAGGGGATGGCGCTCGAAGCCGCCTTCAATACGCCGGGACCCGGCACGCTGATCCATCCATGGCTCGGGCCGATGACCGTCATCATGGAAGAGCCGGGCCAGATCTATTTCAGCGATCGCGAATTGCGCGTGCTGCGCTTCACCGCCGCCTTCAAGAGGATGACATCCGGCGGCGGCATTTCCGGCTTTTCGTCCAGCCTCGGTTCGGCAATTTCCACCATGGTCACGGTCGCGTCCCTGCTTTCGGCTGTGGTCGGCACGCGCGTCATCTCGTCTTCTCGCGGCCAGGCGGTGACCCGATCGACCCGCGTCGTCACGGAGGCCATCGGTAGTCTCACCGCACCGGCCGATTCCCGCCGGTTCCTGCCGCGCCTCAAGAATGCGATCGCGGCAAGTGCTCCATCGACACCCGTCGCCCTTGACGGCCTCGTCCGATCGACTGCGGCGCTTTTCGCGGACGTCGCGGAAACACCCGCCGTCTCTCCGGCGGCCGAGGCAACGATTGAGCCGGCGCCATCGCCGCAGAGCCTGATGTCGATGGGAGCAGATCTTGGCCAGATCCTGATCGAGGCGAGCAGGGATGCGCCGGCCGACGCCGATCGCGCCCTCCTCGTCTCCGCTGCCGCGCACTATCTGGCCCAGGGCTCCGTGCAGCTGTCCTATGCGGAGTTCACATCGCGCCAGGAAGCCTTGAGCTACCGCCGCCGCATGACCGACAGGCTCGATGCACTTGGGGATGCGCTCGACGTGCTCGTGGCCGTGACATATGACGCCGAGACTTCGGCCATGCGCCGCGCCACACGTGCGCTCCAGGCGGCAATCATTGCCGAGGTCAACGAGGTTGTCGGCCGTCTTCCGTCGGTTGTGACTTTCCGGCCGGAGCGTCCGCTCGATGCATGGATGCTGGCGCAGCATGTGTTCGGCGATACACCGGAACGGATCGAGGCCGGATATGCCGATATTATCGCCCGCAACCGGCCGCGCCATCCATCGCAGCTGCCGGACGGCGATATCGAGGTTCTGCGCTGATGGCCAAGGGTATCAAGCTCCTGATCGATGGGACGCCATATGACCAGTGGGTGAGCGGCGAGGTCACGCGCGACCTGAAGGACTTTTCCGGATCCTTCAGCTTCACGTTTCGCGACCGCGGGCGATCTGGTTGATTGCGCGGCCATGACAGATGGCCCGGCCGAGTTCAAGAGCGTAAAGCTCGAGGATGCGGCAAAACGGATTACCGGACCCTATGGCCTGACGGTACGAACCGAAATC